ATCATCAGTGTCATCTTCTGATTCCGCTAAGGAATCCATTTCTATAAAGTCTGGGTTAGAGCAGTCAAGTACAAGGCAGCGTACACCCTTCGATGTTATGCCCATACCTTTAGACAGGCGCTTGTTAATAGTCTCCAAGTATATCCCTGTTTCTTGCAGTTCCTTAGTAACTTCTTGGTAGTCTATCTGCGCATCTACACAATGTTTTCTGAAGTAGTTCACTGGGATAAAGAGCTTCTTGGTATCAGGCTCGTATCTCTGCTTCAAACCACCCCCACCTTTTGGCTCCATAATAGGGAACTTAGGCTTGTTGGTTCGCTTGTCTACACCGTCATCCACGATTAACATGTGGCCTAACCAGCGATTAACATAGTCACCAACAATAGAACTAGCGGGGCTGACAGGTGCTTTGGTCTCTGCTCTCATATCTTTTATCACCGGAGTTATCTTGTTAAGTATGCGGCCTATGTCCCAAGAGATGAGCCCAAGGCGGCGAGCAATTATACCACCAGCTATGTTCGCTGCTATCACGGCAGACCAATTACGTTCCCGCTGCGTAAGATCGAGCCTAGCGTCTATCTTGGCTTGCACATCACGCACTAACTGTTTGCAGTCCTCTAAATTACCAATCAAATACCTAGCATACGGTTCGATTGCAACGCCGTAGTTCTCGTTTAGCTGGTGGTCAAACATGTCTTTACCCTCTTGCGTAGTAATTATATTTTTCTCTGGGTAGTCTATTCTAAACTCAAGCAAGCGCATCATTTCCCCATCAGGAGAATCTTTTAAAGCCGTAAGCTTTTGGTAGAAAGAAGAGTTAGCACTAGCTAGTGTAATAGTCCTCCACGTGGTGTTATTGACCCTGAGCTTGTTAGTGCTAGCCTCTGCTTTGTCCTTACCCCGTCCTTGAGATGCGGCGTAGGCGTACTCTGAGAAAGCTTCTGCTTTCATGTTGGTAATCTCGTCAAAAGTATTAACGATGTTATTTAGCAGTCCAAGCTTGATAACTCTACCCACGCTTGTGTCATCAGGAGTACCTAGCAAATGTTCTGGGTGTCCACATATGCTGTTCGCCATTCTAAGCACGGTGGTCTTACCTGTACCTGCAAACCGGTGAATCATGTTGATAATCGCGCCTTTCTGACCTGTGAACTTAAGTAAGGGCGCACCAAAGCCGCTAAGCGCAGCAAAGGCTTGCACCTCAAGTCCGGGCCGGTCGTATAGTGCGAATACTTCCTTCCACTTCTCTAGAGTACCGCTGCTGTGCAGATGCTCCACTACCCCCTGAGTAACACTAGCTGGGGGCGTGTGGTACGTACCGTCTCTAGTTATCTCTTTGTTTCCGACAATAAACTTGCTGTCGTTGTCGGCCCAACCGAATTGGACTCTCATAACCTCCGCCTTCCTTTTATGTTGCAGCTCCTTAATCGAACTGATTACGAACTGTAGTATCAATTTAAACTGTGGCTCCGGTGCCATTACCCCATACTTAGAAAGCTCTTTACGCAGTTCTCTAAGTTCAGTTACTTTTGCATTGGGGACCACAAACTCTCTGAGCCCGTCTTTGGGTGTGTGCAGTTTAAAGACCGCAACATCTCCAAGCTCGGGGTCGGTCATACGTTTTTCAACGTATAGGTCATTCTCATAAACTAGCTTAGGCCCATCGTCGTCATCGCCAGATAACTCCAAGTAAATACCGCCGTTCTTGCCCCTAAAGAAAGGAGCCGGATACTCTGGTATGCGCACTTGGACAGGGTCTGCAAGCTCTTGCCCTACATCTAGTTCTACCTCTTTGGATTCCTCGGGTGCGGGCGCAATGCTTACTAGGTTGTCTTCTGCTGACGCCCTTAGTATGCCCTTCCCCAGAGATATAGGACTTGTTATCGCTCCCCTGTGAGGGCAACCATCGCATCCGCCCGGATTATTCCGCTCGAACACTTCACAACTGTGTGGTCCTAATATGTGCTCTATCTTTTTTTCTACTACATCAGGGTCATAGTCTGGATGCCCTGCGGATAACTTGTGTATAGCTTCGCCCTTGTCGGAACAAAACTTAGCTACAGATAACGCGTCAAACCAACGAGGTTCAGACAGCGTGTCTCTTTCTTGGTAACAAGCAATCAGTTGTTGGCAACTAGTCTTAGTCTTCTGCCGCAGCATAATCTTAGCGAAAGAAGAATCCATGTTGTCCGCTATTGCCTGACCTATCGCAGTCAACTTACGCTTTGGACGTGAGCGGGCTGCTATCTGTTCTATCTCTTCGACGCCAAGTATTTCCTTGAACTCATCGAAAGTAATAGTTTCAGTTACCTTGCGTACTTGTACTTTTTTGGGAGGATCGTCTTTAAAGTTATAAGTTTCAGGAACCCTAAGAATACGGGAGACTTCAAATACAACGGGGTCTACATAAAAGTTCTGGGTAAGACAGACATTGCGCAGCCTAGCAGCTACGGGCTCCCAATCTTCCCTAGAGACTTCTTCAGTAAGCACCCAGTATGCGTGTATACCGCGCCCTGAATCGACTATGGTAGGTAGGGGTAACCCTACGAAATCACAGAACGTTTTTAATGCGCGTAAGCCTTCCGCTTGAGATATATAACCGTCGGGGCGGTTAGTCTTTTCGTTTACCTCAGCTTTTGTAGGGCCGCAATCAATATCAAGCCAGAAAGATTTTAACGCAGATACGTTTTCCTTTACTCGGCCCCCGTCGATTGTTTGTAACTTAGCCACGTTATAGAACACATTTCGCTTTTCTTGGACGAACTTTTTAGTCCAGCCGTCTAGCTCTGCTCTGGTAGCTACAACTTTCTGTTTAACGTCCTTTGGTCCCTTTATACCGAGTACGCAGAAGAACCCATCACTGGGCTGCACGTAATCTAGAAGGTCAAAGTTAGTCATTAGTAGTCTCTTGCTTGTTATAGTTCGGAGATTAGCTCTTCTATGAGGTCAGTAAGCGGAGGCTTGGGGGTGTTAACCCCCGTAAACCAGTTATAAACCGCTTGTCTACTTACACCCAAGGTATTCGCTACTTCCGAAACAGACAAGTCGTGCTTTATGCAGAGCCGCCCAAGCTTTACGCCCAAGGAGCGGCCACTTGCCTCTTTGTTTTTCTGAATTAACCTTGCGGTATAGCCGTAACTCATTAGCTCTCGTCGCCTCCCCATTCGCCAATGAGTGCAGCCATGTCGTCATCTTCATCCACAACCGCTTCTTCTTTCTTCGATGCGCGCTTCTTAGGCTCTTCAACGACTTCTTCTACGATTGCTTCCTCGACCACTGGCTCTTCAACTACGGGGGCTGGCTTTGGAGCAGCAACGGCGGCGGGCTTAACAGTAACTTTGTCCGCTTCTGCAACCGTCAGGCGAGTATAGCGCTTAGCCATTGGGTCTTGCTGAGCCTTCAGTACAACTTCAAACTCTTCGTCGCTAAGCTCACGCAGTGGAGAGAATACAAGCTCCATAGTTTCAGCATTAGTGTTAAAAGCAATCGTAGTTACTACCGTGTCAGGAGAAAGATCGTTGCTAACTAGGAAGTTAACGTAGCTCTCAAACGGGTGCTGATTACCAACGCCCTTACCAAACAAAGACTTAGCAGGGATATTGAACTGGTAAATCGTACCACTGGGGTCACCCTCTAGAATCAAGGCAACACGACGTTGATAGCGACAAGCTTTACCACCAGTATCGCCTGAACCTTTTACATTCTGTGGGCAGTCCGCACAGTTAGCATGCTGCGGGTCTTCTGCTTGTGCTTCTGGCTTGTTACCTTCGTTAGACCAGCAGTTGGGCAGCGTAGCTTCTTTCTTAGGATCGAACTTCTCCTTGTAGAAGATACGAGAAATGCCGGGCAGCATATCTACGATAATTGCGTTGAACTCACCACGGATAACTTCACCCACTTGGTCACCGTTGACTACCTTCTTAAAGGTGCCGTTGATGTTGGCTTGTATGCGTCTGTTGTTGACCGTGCGCTTTTCTTTTAGTTGAGTGCTAAGGCCAGTTACTCGGGGGGATGACTTCGCAACTTGTGTGTTGCTTGTGAATATTGATACGTCGTTAGACATGTTTATCTCCTATTTAGAGGTTGGTTTTCTTACTGAAATTACGTACTTCTTGTTTGACTGCAGTCCCATCGGGCATAGGTCTGGATTGTCCGATAGAAATTCTTTTAAGTTGCCGTTATGAATGCGCTTCTCTAGCAGATGAAAGGCATCGTTCTCTTGAATAAACTTGTACATAGATTCCCAATCGCTAGTCCAGTAGCTAGAGTAAACCCTGCGGCTAACCGTGCCTTCGGGTGTCTTAAGACTGTCCGCGTTCTGGTCGTTGCAAAGGGAAAGAAGTTTATCGGAGACTTGTTCTTGCTGCTCTTTGATGAGCTTTATCTCGTCTTCTTTTTCTTTAATTGCGTTGCGCATCTTTATGTAAATGGCAACTAATTTATCGGCAGTTGGTTCGGTCATCACCCTCCTCCTTTAGTAGTGGGAAGGCTAGTATAAACCTGTTATTTACATTGTCAAGAGTTAATGTTTAGTTCTTGGCGGTAAAGGTCAATAATTTTACTGTGGTTGGTTATATTGTTTTGGAGCATGGTGTACAGCTTTCTTTCCACCTCGCTGCCTTCAATATGTACCACGGTCATTGGGTTGTGTTGGCCCGGTCTGTCGATACGAGCGTTAGCTTGCAGGTATGTCTCTACGCTAGTTACAGGGGCGTACCAAATAATGGTGTTGGCCGCTGTAAGCGTAAGACCGTGAGACGCTGCTTGGGGTTGAATAACTAAGACCCTAGGGTCAGGCTTTTCTTGGAAGTCTTTGATGATCTCGCTTCTTTTATTAAGAGAAACTTTACCCGAGATAATTGAATTAGTTATCTTGTTCTTCTCTAGGAAGTTATGAAGCAGGTCTATGGTGTGCGTAAACGGAACGAATACTAGCACTTTGTGCGTAGACTCTTGAATTACTTCAAGAATAATTTTAAGTCGGTTGCTAACGTCAAACTCTAGTACTTCTTTCTCATCGGTGTAGACTGCGCCACCAGAGATTTGCAAAAGTTTATTGAGCTGTGTCGCTGCGTTTACGGAAGTTACTTGCTCCCCGTCAGCTTCTAGCATCATCTGCTTTTTAAGTATTTCGTAGTACTGTGCTTGTTGTTTTGTTAGCGGGGCCTCACGTTCTACATAAGTAACGCTAGGCAAATCAAGGCATTGGTCTTTCTCGAAACGTATGGCAGGTTGCAAAGCTTTATGCACCGTCTGGTCCGCATCAGATTTGGGGCGCCATATATACTGGGTAGCCTTGTACATCACCTTGTCTCGGAATTGCCCAAAGTAACGAGGGACATTATCGGGGGCTACTAATTTAGCTAGGCCAAACGCATCCACTGGAGACTGTGCAGCTGGAGTACCCGTAAGCATCCACAGCCACTCTACATTGTCGGCTATAGATTTCAGAGTTTTCCAACGGTTAGTCTGCGAGTTCTTATAAGCACTGGCTTCATCTACCACGATCATGTCGAAGTTGGCTTGCTTAATCTCCTCTTTGATAACCTCTACGCCGTCAAAGTTTATGAGTACAAACTCGCACCCTTCGGCAAGAATCTTACGTCGGGTGGTAGATGAACCATGAGCTACAGAACAACTCCGGTGCATGGCAAACTTAAATAGGTCTTGCTGCCACGCAGACTTCATAATCGACAGAGGGCAGATAACTAAGACGCGCTTTATGAGGCCAAGCTTCATCAAGTAATCTGTAGCCCATATAACAGATGCGGTCTTACCAGTGCCTTGCTCGTTGAAGCAGAAAGCTTTCTTATTGAGAGTGAGGAA